AGGCTGGTCCCGCGCCGGTGATATGGGGCGGGGACATCCTGCCCCAGCACGAGCGCGCCATCGCCGATTTGCTCGCGAGCGGACTTCTGGTGGAGCGCGCGCCGGCCACGTCCTGGCCGGTGTGCGATCGGTGCGACGGCGCCTGCGGCGAGCGCGAGGTGCTGGAGGTGGACGGCGCGCTGGTCGCCGAGTGCCCGAACTTCCCCGACCGGACGCGGCGACTGCTGCCCCACGAGGTGCGCAGTTTTGCCATTGCGATCCGCGTTCTTGTCGAGGAGCTCGCGAGGGCTTCGGGTCTGACGGGCGGGACGGAGGAGATCGCGCGCGGGACGTGGAACCTCGGCGCCACGGCGGGCGGGCGGGCCGTCATGCTCGTGCTCGACGACACGATTCTCGCGTCTCCCGACGCCATCGCGCTCCTCGGGCGCTTCGCGACGCTGGCTTCCGCCACGGTTCTCGTGCCTGACGCGACGGCACCCGCGGCCAGCCGCCGGCTGAGGGATGCAGGGTGCCACGTGGTGAGGACAGCAGTGGCGCTGGAGGCCGCCGTCCTCAAGCTCGATGCCGATCGCCTGATCCCCTCCGTCGCGGTCGAGGCCCGCCTGGTCATCCAGGTACAGGCGAAAACCGCCATGCTGGATGGCAGGCGGCTGAACCTGACCGACCAGCCCTTCGCGCTCCTTCTGGCACTGGCGAGGGCGGCTGGCCAACACGCCGGTTTCGTGCCGCTGCGCGACCTTGAGGCCGCGGTTTACGGCAACGCCCTCCAACCGGAATCTCGGCCTGTCCGGGACGTCGTGCGCGTGTTGAAGGACCGCATGGCGCAGAGCCAACCTGCGGAGACGGCCGCAGCGGTGCGCGCCCTGATCGCGAACCGACCTCCGGCAAGCTACCGCCTTGTCCTCACCGCGTCCGAGATTGCGATCTCGCCCTGACCGGCGGCCCACTCCCCGCCCACACCGCACCCACACCACACCCACCCTGCCGGACGGTCCAGCCGTCAGGGTCTCTCCATCACCTCGATGGAGCGACCGCCGATGGCCCAGCGCCCTTGCTTCCCTGACCTCACCCCCGCCTACCGCCTGGTCGATGCCGCCGCGGGCGCGATGTGCCGCAGCCTTGGCCTGCCGCCCGATGAGCGCGACGACCTGCGCCAGGACCTCCTGGTCGACCTGCTGACCCGCCTGCCGTCCTACGATGCGGCGCGCGGTGAGTTCGGCGCCTTCGCCCGCGTCTGCATCCGGCACGCCGCGACGCGCCTCGCGCGAAAGGCCAAGCGCGACCGCGCAGCCCGCCACCCCAGCGGCCTCGACGACCCGTTGCCGGGCCAGGAGGGCGTGACGGTGGGCGCCGGCATTTCCGAGGGCGAGGGCTACAGCGCCTGGTGCGGCCAGCCCACCGACGCCGTCGCCGCGCTGGAGCGCCGCCTGGATCTGGAGCGGGCCGGCGCCGCCATCGACGCCGGCGATCTGCCACTGTGCGGCGCGCTGTCCCGGCAGACGCCCCACGAGTTGGGCAAGGGCGGCACGATCCCGCGGGCGCGCATTTACCGCCGCATCACCGAGATGCGGCTGCGGCTACTCGCCGCCGGCGTCACCTCCGCCGCCTGATACGGATCAGACGGGAGCTGGGTAATGATGGACATGCAGCCAACCATCCCCACCGGCACCGCGCCCGCGGTGCCTCTCACCGAGGCGGCTCTCTGCCGCTGGCTCGGCGCCGCCGCCCCCGGCGACGCCATCACCTACTTCCGCGGCACTCTGGCCCGCAGCATCTGCCCGCAGCTCGGCCTGCTGGATCCGGCTGAGCGTGTGGCCCTGGCCCGCCTCGCCGGCCGCGCCTGGATGCTCTGCGAGCAGGGCCTCGCGCATCTGGTGCAGCGCCGCCGCGGCGAGGAGGACTTCGAGTACCTCATCATCGCCCGCCGTCGCCCTCGCCGCGCCGCCTCCGCCATCCTGCCGATGCTGCTCGCGGAGGCCGCGTGATGGACGCGCTCCGCACCAACCGCCCCACCCTCGACGCGCTGCGCCACATGCCGGTGAGCGACGTCATCGCGCTCCCCGCCGAGCATCTGGCGCTGCTGCAGACCGATGCGCGCGAGGCGGTCGAGGCCGCCAAGCGCATGCAGGACTGGATCGAGGCCGCGATCGCGCTCCGCTACGAGCAGCGCGCCATCGGCGCCCGTGCCGCTGCCGGCAAGGACACCGGCACGGTCCGCTTCCAGGACGGCGCCGTGGAGATCGCGGTCGATCTGCCGAAGAAGGTGGATTGGGATCAGGCGCGGCTTGCCGCGCTGTTCGAGCAGATCCGCGCTGGCGGTGAGGATCCCGGCCAGTACGTCGAGGTCAGCTTCAAGGTCTCGGAGCGGGCCTATACCGCGTGGCCCGATCGCATCCGCGAGGCCTTCGAGCCGGCACGCACGGTCCGGACCGGCCGCGCCACCTATCGACTCGCCATCATGTCCGAGACGGCGCTGCGCGACAGCCCGCATGGCGCCGGCGTCATCCCGCTGCGGGGAGGCCGCTGATGGCGCTGCGGATCATCACCGCCGACGAGCGGCAGGCTGAGGCGCGCGGCATCAAGGCCGTGATCTTCGGCAAGAGCGGCATCGGCAAGACCTACCTCCTGCTGACGCTCGATGAGGGCAGCACGCTGTTCATCGACCTGGAGGCAGGCGATCTCGCCGTGCAGCACTGGCGTGGCGCATCCATCCGGCCGCGCACCTGGGAGGAATGCCGCGACCTCGCGCTGTTCCTGGCCGGCCCCAACCCCGCGCTGCGCGACGACCAGCCCTATTCCGCCGCGCAGTATGCGCGCGTCCTGCAGGCCTATGGCGATCCGGCGCGCATGGACGGCTTCGCCACGATCTTCGTGGACAGCATCACGGTCGCCGGTCGGCTCTGCTTCCAGTGGTGCCGCGGTCAGCCCGAGGCGCATTCCGAAAAGACCGGCAAGCCCGACATCCGCGGCGCCTACGGGCTGCATGGCCGCGAGATGATCGCCTGGCTCACGCACCTGCAGCATGCACGCGGGCGCAACGTGATCTTCGTCGGAATCCTCGACGAGAAGCTCGACGACTTCAATCGCCGCGTCTTCGTGCCGCAGATCGACGGCAGCAAGACCGGCCTCGAGCTGCCCGGCATCGTCGATCAGGTGATGACGCTGGCCGAGATCAAGCCGGACGCCGCTCCCGGCCAGCCTCCTGTCGCATCCTTCCGCGGCCTGGTCTGCCAGACGCTGAATCCGTGGGGCTATCCCGCGAAGGATCGCAGCGGCCGGCTCGACATGCTGGAGCCGCCGCATCTCGGGCAGCTCTTCCAGAAAATCCGAAGCCCATCGCCGCCGATCGACTCGCACGGCGCGCCGTCGATCGCGCTGCCCGCCGCCACCCCCAACACCTGATCGGAGCAGAAGTACCATGGCTGCCTGGAACGACTACAACGACGCCCAGTCCAACCCGAACCTGATCCCCAAGGGGACGCTGGCGAAGGTCCGCCTCACCATCCGCCCCGGCGGCTTCGACGATCCGAGCCAGGGCTGGACCGGCGGCTACGCCACGCGCGGCAGCACCGGCGCCGTCTATCTCAATGGCGAGTTCACGGTGCTGGAGGGGCCCTACGCCAAGCGGAAGATCTTCACGCTGATCGGGCTCTACAGCCCGAAGGGGCCGGAATGGGCCGGGATGGGCCGCAGCTTCCTGCGCGGGATGCTGAACTCCGCGCGCGGCATCTCCGACAAGGATGTCTCGCCCCAGGCGCAGGCGGCGCGCCGCATCAGCGGCTTCGCGGATCTCGATGGCCTCGAGTTCGTGGCGAAGATCGAGCACGGCACCGACGCCGGCGGCGAGACCAAGAACGAGATCCGCATGGCGGTGACGCCGGACCATCGAGACTACGCCCGGGTGATGGGGCGGCAGGTGGCGCCGGCTGGTTTTGCGTCGCCCACACAGGCCTACGCGCCGCCCGCCGCACCGGCCATCCAGCAGGGCGCCTTCCCTGCCGCGGCGCCGCAGCCCGCCGCTGCCGACCCGCGTCCCGCCTGGGCGCGCTGAGGGAGGGCCGCACCAGCATGCTGCTCCGCCCCCGCCAGAAGCTCTTCGTCGAGCGCAGCCTTCGTGCGCTCGGCGAGCACGGGAACACCCTTGGCGTCGCCCCAACCGGCGCCGGCAAGACAATCATGCTGTCGGCGGCAGTGGGCGAGCATATTGGCAGCAGCGCCGCAAAGGCCGCCATCCTCGCGCATCGGGATGAGCTGACGGCCCAGAACCAGGCGAAGTTCCGCCGCGTGAATCCTGGCATCGGCACCTCGGTGGTGGATGCCGGCCAGAAGTCCTGGGGCGGCCAGGTCACCTTCGCCATGGTGCCGACCCTCACCCGCCAGGCGAACCTCGAGGCGATGCCGGCGCTGGACCTGTTGGTGATCGACGAGGCGCATCACGCCGTCGCCGACAGCTATCGCCGGATCATCGATCGGGCGCTCGACCGCAACCCGGACTGCCGGATTTACGGTGTCACCGCCACACCGAACCGCGGCGACAAGATCGGGCTGCGCCAGGTCTTCTCGAACGTCGGCGATCAGATCCGGCTCGGTGAGCTGATCGCCTCCGGCCACCTGGTGCCGCCGCGCACCTTCATCATCGATGTCGGTGTGCAGGACGAGCTGCGCGCGGTGCGCCGCAGCGGCGATGACTTCGACATGGGCGAGGTCGCCCGCGTCATGGACACAGTGCCGGTCACCGATGCGGTGGTGAAGCACTGGCAGGAAAAAGCTGGCGGCCGCCAGACGGTGGCCTTCTGCTCCACGGTCGCACACGCCGAGCACGTCGCCGCGGCCTTCAACGCGGCCGGCGTCCCCACCGTCATGGTGACCGGCGACATGCCGGAGGGGGAGCGGCGCTCGGTCCTGGCCGCCTATGCCCGGGGTGAGGCGCGCATCGTCGTGAATGTGGCGGTGCTGACGGAGGGCTGGGACCACCCGCCGACCTCCTGCGTCGTGCTGCTGCGGCCGAGCTCCTTCAAGTGCACGATGATCCAGATGGTCGGGCGCGGGCTGCGCACCGTGGACCCCACCGAGCATCCCGGCATCGTCAAGCGCGACTGCATCGTCCTCGATTTCGGCACATCCTCGCAGATCCACGGCTGCCTTGAGCAGGACGTCGATCTCGACAGCCAGCCCGGCGAGGGCGAGCCGCCGACCAAGACCTGCCCGTCGTGCGAGGCCGAGGTGCCGATCGCGGTGATGGAGTGCCCGATCTGCGGCCACGCCTTCGAGCCCCGCGGGCGCGAGACGGCGCCGCTCACCGACTTCATCATGACGGAGATCGACCTCCTCCGCCGCTCGGCCTTCCAGTGGTGCGACCTGTTCGGCGATGACGCCGCGCTGCTGGCCAATGGCTTCAACGGCTGGGCGGGCATCTTCTTCCTGAACGGCGCCTGGCATGCGGTCGGCGGCGCCAAGGAGGAGCGGCCGCGCCTGCTGTCGATCGGGGAGCGGCTGGTGGCGCTGGCCGCGGCGGATGACTGGCTGAACACCTACGAGACCGACGAGAGCGCCCACAAGAGCCGGCGCTGGCTGCGCGAGCCGCCGACCGAACGCCAGCTGATCCATCTGCCCCCGGCGGCACGGGCCGATCTCGGCATGACCCGGTACCAGGCCTCGGCGCTGCTGACCTTCAAGTTCAACCGCCAAGCCATCCAGCATCTCGTGCGCAGCGCCCAGCCCGCGGCGCTGGGGCAGGCCGCATGATCGATGGCCCGCTCCCCGGAACCGCCCTGCGCCGTCTGCTCCCGCCCGGCGCGTGGCTTTGGCTGGTTCGACCCGGCGCCGCGGAAGAAGCCGCGGCCCTCGGTCTCCTTCTGCTGCATCGCCTGCCAGGGCTTCTGGTCGCGCTTGGCTGGGAGGTCGTCCGCCATGGTTGACCTCACCGAGCAGGAGAAGGTCGCGATGCGCGCGGCCATGCGCCGCGTCGCGGAGACGATGGCCGAGATCGGCTGGGGCACCCGCTTCCAGGAGCTGAGCGAGGCGCAGGTGCTCACCCTGATCGAGGTCGCCGTCGGCGGCTTTCAGGAGACCATGCAGGCGATCGCGCGTCAGGACATGGCGGCGGAGGTGCCCTTCTGATGCTCGATTTCAACAGCCGCAGCCAGACCTCCGCGCATGTGAATGCCGCCATCGACGCGGCGCTGGTCGCGGCCAATCAGGCGACGCCGCCGCGCAGCTACCTGGGTGGCTCCCGCCTCGGCCATGCCTGCGAGCGAGCGCTGCAGTTCGAGTTCGTGAGAGCCCCGAAGGACGAAGGCGCCGACTTCGACGGCCGGCTGCTCCGCATCTTTGGGATCGGCCACGCGCTGGAGGACGTCGCCGTCGCCTGGCTGCGAGGCGCCGGCTTCGATCTCTACACCCGCCGTGGCGGTGGCGAGCATGGCGAGCAGTTCGGCTTCTCGGTCGCCGGCGGTCGCATCCGCGGCCATGTGGACGGCGTCTTCGCTGGAGGCCCGACCATCCCCGGCATGGCGTTCCCCGCGCTGTGGGAATGCAAGACTATGAACGCCAAGACCTGGCGCGAGACGTCCAGCAAGGGCGTCGCCGCGGCCAAGCCGATCTATGCGGCGCAGATCGCGGTCTACCAGGCCTACATGGACGCCGCCGTGCCGGGGGTGGCGGACAATCCGGCGCTGTTCACCGCCATCAACAAGGACACGGCGGAACTGCACCATGAGCTGGTGCCGTTTAACGCCGAGCTGGCGCAGCGCATGTCGGACCGGGCGGTGCGCATCCTGGCCGCGACGGATGCCGGCGAACTGCTGCCCCGCGTTGCCGCCCAGGCCGATCACTTCGAGTGCCGCTTCTGCCCCTGGGCCAAGCGGTGCTGGGCGCAGCCTGCATGACGGCATGGGGCGACTTCAACGATGCCGCGCCGCTGCCGGATGACTGCGTGAGCGAACTTCCCGCCGCTGGGCAGATCGCCCTCGATCAACTTCCCGGCGCTCAGCAGTCGACGCCTGAAGCCGATGGCCCCATCGCGCCGGACATCGAGCAGATCGCCGCCTTCCTCGACGTGGTGTTCGGCTATTGCGACGGGCTGATCCCGGTCCGCGGCTTCGTCGACCAAGGCCAGGGGCTCGACACCAAGCCGCACAACATCTGGGTGCCGGCCGATCGGCACGCCGCCGCATCTCTCAGCGCGTATGCCACCTGGGCCGCGCGCGAAGGCAGCGCCGTCTATGTCATCCCCGGCACCGTCGCCGAGCAGGGCCAGGCCCGCGCCGAGCATGTGCTGCAGATGCAGACCGTGGTGGTCGATCTCGATGCCGGCGACATCACCGCCAAGCTGGCGCACCTAGTCCACCACCTCGGGGGGCCGACCATGCTGGTCGAGAGCGGCGGCCGCACTGCCGAGGGCGCCGCCAAGCTGCACGCCTGGTGGCGGCTCACCGAGCCGGCCGAGGGCGACGACCTGGCGCGGCTCTGCGCGCTGCGTGGCGAGATCGCGGAGAAGGTCGGTGGCGACCTGCACTTCCGATCCGCTCACCAGCCGATCCGCGTGCCTGGCACCGTTCACCAGAAGCATGGCGTGCAGCGGCGGGTCATCATCCGGGAGCACCGGCCCAGGGTCGAGGTCGAGCTGCCCGACTTCGCCGCGGCCGTTGCCGCCATGCCCACCATGCCGGGCCTGGAGGCGCCGGCCGCCCATGGCGCCAACCGTCCCGGTCTCGACGCCGTCCTGACCACGCCAGTGCGGGAGGGCGCCCAGGACGGTTGGACGCGCTTCCAGGGGGCGAGCGCCGCGATCGGCCACTTCGTCCGCCAGGTGCATGAAGGCCGCCTCACGCCCGACCAGGGCTGGGAGGCCATCTGCGGCTACAACGCCGCCTGCCTGCGTCCGCCCTGGCCGCTCGATCGCCTCAAGGCCGAGGCGGACGCCATCTGGGCGCTGCATGTGGACCGCAACGGCCCGCCGCTGCTGCGCAGCGATGCCGCGCCCCCGTCCGCTGTTCCGACCCACACGCTCGGCGCGCTGCTCGACGACACCTCGCCGATGCCCGACGATCTGATCGGCCCTCGCCTGCTTACCCCGGGTGGGATGCTGGTGCTTGGTGGCGCGCCGAAGGTCGGTAAATCCGACTTCCTGATCAGCCTGCTCGTGCACGCCGCCGCCGGCGCGCCGTTCCTGCGCTTCACCGCGCCGCGCCCGCTGCGCGTGTTCTATCTCCAGGCCGAGATCCAGTACCACTATCTCCGCGAGCGCCTGCAGCAGCTGCGCCTCGACCGCGCCGTCGTTGCCCGCGCGCGGGACACCCTCGTCGTCACCCCCAAGCTGCGCATGCTGCTCGACGAGCACGGCGTGCCGCTGGTGGCTGCCGCCATCCGCCAGGCCTTTCCCGACGCGCCGCCGGACGTGATCTGCATCGACCCGATCCGCAACCTCTTCGATGGCGGCCCGGGCGGCGAGGGCGAGAACGACAACGCGGCGATGCTGTTCTTCCTGCAGAGCCGCGTCGAGGCGCTGCGCGACCAGGTCGCCCCCGAGGCGGGCATCATCCTCGCGCACCATACGAAGAAGCTCAGCAAGCAGCAGGTGAAGGACGATCCCTTCCTGTCGCTCTCCGGCGCCAGCGCGCTGCGTGGCTACTACACCTCGGGCGCCATCCTGTTCCGCCCCGACGAGGAGCAGACCGAACGCGAGCTGCATGTCGAGCTCCGCAACGGCCCCGGCCTCGAGCCGATGCTGGTCGACAAAATCGCGGGCCGCTGGGTGGAATTCGATCGCCGCGGCGAGCGCCTGGTCAGGCAGGACATCGGACGCAAGCTCGATGCCGAACGGCTGCGCAAGCAGGATGTGATCCTCGGCATCCTGCTCGATGAGGCAGCTGAAGGCCGACTCTACTCCACCATGCAGCTGGCGGAGAAATTCGAGAACAAGGTCGGGCTCGGCAGCAAGCACACGATCCGCGAGCGGTTGAGCGTGCTCGCCACCAAGGGCTTCGTGAAGTTCCGCCGTGATGGCACCGAATTCGGCCTTGCCGTCGTTCGGTCGCGGTTCGGGTACCTCTGCGTGGAGGGCATGACCTTCGGCCCCGAGGTCGAAACCGTGGATCCGCAGACCGGCGAGGTGACCACCAGCGCCCGCCGCGTCCTGCCCAGCCACTTCAAATGCCCCCAATCCGGCAACTGCCTGGACGTCGAAAATCCGGAGGTGTGGGTCTACCCGGAAGGCGTCTTGGACGACCTCACTCCTGAGGAGTTAGGCCTAACTCCTCACTCCTCCCCGAAAACAACGCCATGAAATCAACGACTTGGGAGGACAG